CGTCGGGGAACCTCCCTTTTACTCTCTTTTCTCTTCGACCCGTATTGCTACGGCCCAGTCACGCGTGTCCAACGCATAACTGGTACCACGTCACGGTAGTCAGCTCGTACGGTACCCTCCCAGTTTGGAGGATCATCTTTACCGTACCACTGAGCTCTCTGCCATTGCAGATACCCATAGTTATCATACTCTGGGTCGTGCACCTCACGGCAAGAAGGTACAACTCCTACGCTGTTGAGACCAGACAATTGATATCTGGTATTCTTAGTTCGCACCAGGTGCGAGTTAGGATTCTTCGTTGTAGGATCAAACCGAATAGCGAGACTTGTGTCCTCATCGTTTGAGAATAACACAGGATTTCGCCGCCCTTTCCCGGGGGCCAACTTGTCGACGTCGGAGTAGAGGCATAGCCTCACAAACCAACGCCGTAAATTGTAGTACCCGAAATCGAGCGCGCGATTCGACTGGTCGATCAGGCCAGCCAAAGTCGCAACATCGATTATACCGCTGCTCGAGTAGGATCCGCGATACTTCAGCATTGACACATCGTGTCCATTGCTGTAGAACTTTCCGCAGGATTCACGAAAAGTCTCGGTACCTGTGAAGGATTTATCCGAGTTCACCACGAAGCCCGCCTGCTCGAGTAAGAGCATGACGCCTTTAGTTTGCCTCGTATCGAGGCATATATCGTCGCCATAAATGGTCGGGAAGCTGAACTTGCGATTAGCCCTACCAGAGTCGAAACACCAATTGAATAGTGTCCAGACATCTTCACTAGCAGGGATTTCCTGGGTCCAGGGACTCGTCCCAAACGCCTGTGAAATACCTTCGACCAAGACGATGGCCAAGAACATCAGACACTGTACCGGGAAGCACAGTGCTGAACCCATAGGTGCGAACTTGTGTAGATCATACACATGGTTCTTATAGCGCACCTTGGACGAACGCGTCGAATACAAGTCGACTAACAAGTTAGGAGGAAATGTCGACACCACTAGTATCCAAAGCACTAAGTCAGACGCACGAGAGAGATCAATTGTATCAATCTCGCCAGTTTTACTCCCAGCCAAAGCGGCAAGCTGGTTTCGCGCCTGATCCTGCAAATCGATGAACATTCGAATTATGCAGGATACCCGAAAGAACCTGTAGAGCTGATCACGTACACCTTGCATGGCATACATTACAGATACGGGCTCCATACAAATAGTCCGAAGACTCTTGTAATTTTTAGGTACGAAGGTTAGTTCGGCAGGTATTTCACAAAAATCATAATAACCACGGAAATCAGGGTACAACGAGCATGAGCATTGTTCGAAATACTCACGATGCGAGGCGCGATGAAGCGTCATAGCATCATTCTTAGCGTTTATACCCCTACCCACACGTTCCGCCGTGAATCCACGGCCATGATGTGGAGTAAATGCAGTCTTGTCTGTGGAGTAGCCCAATAAGAGCCATCCCAGTACACGCCGCATATTACTCAGGAAGGCAGGTGGAAACCCGCCAGCCTTGGTAGCGATCCCCAACGTGACCTCGTCCTTAAGCCATGCTTCGAAAGCAGCTGGCTCAAGCTCAGGCCGGTCGAAGTTGGCAACTTTCCCGAAGGAAAGCACCGACAACAACCAGCGCATCAACACGGGGTCACCAGACCTGAACCACTCGAGGTACGCCCTGAAGACAGGCGTTTTCTCGAATCCCTTAATGTAGGTCCTAACAGTGGACGCATCAGGGGAGCGCTGCTCGGATTTCATGAGCAGGTCAGCCAGGTCAGAATATTGACGAATAGTTCCAAAGAGATTAAGTTCAAGTGTCCGCGTAAAGCGGTGCAGGACATCTCTAGGAAACTCACCCATCGGGTTATCAGAAAGGAGAGAGATCCACGCGAGAATAAGTGAACGAGCAGTGTTGATGTTCTGCTCGTCCATAACCTCGCCGTGGGTTTTCCAAAGTTCTTCGTCGTCGAGGATGACGATAAAGCCACCTTGGGTGGAAGGGATGGTTACCCTCCACTCGAGATCCATCACGCAAAAGTGACGTTGAGAATGTCACTCACACCAAAAGCCAGACGGCTCAAGGCAGTGACGGAGGCCTCATTTGCGACCCCTGCTGGCTCGATGTAGGCCGACACGGCCATCATCAGCAAAGCAGCGACATCAGCCCGGTCGAGTTGACCGAGGCTGCCATCCGCAATGGCCACAGTAACCTCAAACGGGAAATACTCAATGGTCGCGTCGTCATTGGTTTTCGTGCCAATGGTCCGCACCTTCACTGAGCTATTCTTCGTCGGGCTGTTAGGCCCGGGTTCATAGGAGCCAACGCGCATGGTGGTAGGATGAGCAGGGTCACCGGAGACAAACTTGTAGAGGGTTTCCTCGCCTCTCGCGACCGGGGTTGTTACACCCGGGCCGAAATCAGCGGGGTCCTTGCAGGTAAACTCCAGCGTTTTGTCTTCGCCAGTTATGGCGAGGGGCAATGCGTAAACGGTAGCCATTTGATACATCCTTTCGATGTCATCAACAATAAAATATTGTGTGGAGACGCCTATATGGCGTGGACACTCCACATAAACCTAAATCAGGTGGAAGCACAGTGTTCTAAGCTAAGACAGCTTATAGAAGAGCGCGCCGGCAGTAAGCCAGTCGGGCACTCCCTGTGCACCGAGGACGTCCAGCCTCGTAGGTGTAAAAACCTGCGATTGAGGAAGTGTCCACCTACAGTAATACTTGTAGGAGGTCTCGTCCGCTACCAAAAATTCAGTTGGGGTTGGTACGATTGGCTGATAAAGAGTGACGCTATTAGTGACATAGGCCACGTCAAGCGCCATAAAACGCATCGTTTTATCGATAACGTCAAGCTTACTCTTTATGTTGAAAAACCAATCAACAGCAAAACTCAACCACATAGTCTCCCATGTTCTGGAAAGACTCGGCAGTAGGTTCAGCTGCTCCAAAGGCAGTACGACCGGCAGCCAAGAGTCCTCCGGTATACGGACTCTCATCTTCGATCTACCTATAACGACGTTCCCTGCGAAAGTAGGAAACTCTTCGTCAATGATATATACAGCCTTACCGTTGATAGTTCTCCATCCAAAAACTGAATCACAAATTTGGAGTAGAGCAGTGGCCTTCTCAGCCACTTCATCGGCCAACCTCACGGTTGGACTGGCCATAAAAGAATAATACAGTTTCGCGTCAGCGGCCAGGGATAAGAAGTTCTTGAGTGAACTTCCCAGTGTGCCTCCGCGAAAGACCTTTCCTGCAGCGTTAACCATTTGTAATGGTGACGCCACAAGTGATGCAATGTCGCCAAGTTCGACGAAGAACTCAAGTATGTTGCTCTTGAGGAGCACCATATTCTCGTCCCACGCATTGCCTTGGGCAAGGAAGCCCATCACCAAAAGGTCATCAGTGATTTGATTTACATTACGTCTGAAGGCGACTAAGGACCGAGGTCCTGTGTCGCTCTTACAAGCCCCTTTAGGGCCAGTGATACCAGTGTAGGACTCGAAGCCCCTCGCGGGGTACGTGTATCCACTCCAGCACCAAGGCTGCGAAATCGTAGTCTTGTTAGGCCACGAATAGGGGTTAGACCCAATGTAAACCGGGTTCAGGTACCAAACGGGTGCCTCACCATGTCCGCGAACGTACTGTTTTGTACAAACGACACTTTTCACAAGGTCGCCACAGTACCGCTCATAAAAGAACGCGGAGTCAACGGGTGTCGTGTCACGTGGAAACCACGTAACACCCCAGGAGACGCGACATTCTTTGTACCAAAACCATGGTGTTATGCCGTCACCGTCACTAGTACGTGCATTTACTACATCGTACCAGAAATGCGTTACCCGGTCCCCATCGTAAGCTATGTTGAGGTTCTTAACCGAACAATAAATGTCCGGATAGAAGTACCCATCATAATTACCGGCGGGGATTTCGGATTTCGCAGATACAAGATGGTCATGATGAAACTGTGACCATACATGCGATGGATAGTTGCCTGATATAGAATAATCCAGGCTATACCCTGACAGTGACTCAGGATTACGCGCGATACGGCCGTATCTGGCGGCATCAATGCCGCCAACTCCAGCAAAGGTCGCGCCTACTTCAGCATGCCCGACAATGTTTATGTGACCGATCGCGTTTTCGCGGATCGGCCCACTGTCGGGAGTAGCGATACTCGGTGCCTTTTTCAAGGCTGCGCTGAGGAAGCGCAGAACATCGCCAATTTCGTGAAGTTTGCCCAGCTTTGAGGGCATATCCTGATTACCCGGAGCAAAACCATAAATAGAATAGCTCTGCTCAGCTGTAGCACTATGCTCCTGGCCGAGGATATCCATGGCGGATATTTTTGGGCTTTGGAACTCAACACGCATCGCAACGGACTGTAGGGTGTCCAGGTAAAACCTGTCACTCGTATTTCCGATGTCATATATGTTTCCGGTTCTTCCGAAATCATAGATGGGCTGGTAATAGAAATTCGTTACCAACCGAATACGATCCGTGCTGTCTAATAGTGTTAACATAGTTGAAAACTCCTGTGTATACCGGGGGAGATAATCTCCCATACTAAGGAAAACTGAATTTTATCCAATCGTTGATTGGAGAGGATTAACCTCCCTCTCC